AAGCCAAGATGCGCGACCTTGCGTCTGACCTTCGTCGAACCTACGAACGTGGCGACGACGAGGCGAAGGCCCGGCGAGTGCTGGCTGACCTAGAGGCCGCCGAAGCGGCCATGAAGAAGGCAGTCCAGTAGGACGCCACACCGACAGGTGAACACCATGGGCAATCTTGCCCACGACGTCATCTCTGATGGCGTGACACTCCAGTCCACGACCGTGGACGAGATCGGGACCGCTGCCAAGCGGCTCGAAGACCTTGCCAGCGAGATGGCGAAGGCGAAGACCGAGGACACCGCCCGGTACGACGCCCTGCGCGAAGAGCAGAAGGCCCAGGCCGCGACGCTCGAAACGCTGAAGACCAAGCATGACGCCGAAGTGCGTGATGCCGAAGTCAAGGCCGCCATCGAGATGGCTGCCGAAGCCAAGGCGATGGCCGCCGGGACCCGTGAGCCCAGCAAGGCCCTGACCATCGGCTCCGGCCCGAACCCGAACGCCGACGTCACCCGCGAGGGCGACTTCCTCAAGGCGCTCATGGACTCCAAGTCCTTCGACGACCTCGAGGCCCGCGCCGCCGCCAAGGCGAAGCTTGAGTCGTGGGGCCGTTACCAGGACGCCGACCCGGCCAAGGCGACGCTCGGCTCGACCGACGCGACCGGCGGCTGGATCATCCCCAACTACCCGGTGGACGACCTCCTGAAGCCGGGGCGCTACGGCTCTCCCATCCTCGACCTCGTGACCGTGGTCCGTGGCCTGAACGTGGGTGGCATCGACATCCCGTTCCGCACCACTGCGCCGACCGCTTCGGTGGTCATCGCGTGGGGCGACACCAAGACCAACACCGACGTGGCCTACAACGGCTACACGGCGACCATGTACACGCTCGCTTCGATCTACGACGTGAGCAAGCAGTTCGCCATGAAGTCGAACGGTGCTGCCGAGCAGGACGTGATGCAGGAACTCAACGGCGCGCTGAACCGCGGCGTTTCGACCTACGTCTTCCAGGGCACCGGCTCCAGCCAGCCGTTCGGCATCAACGCCGCTCTGGTGACGTCTCCTCCGTTCAGCCCGGTGACCACGACGGGGCATACCGCTGACGCTGACACCATCGGCGGCTCGACGCCTCGCGCCATCGGCGTGGCGGCTGGCGCTCTCGAAGCGCGCAACCGCAAGCCCGAAGCCGTGCTCATGTCGAGTACCGGCTACTGGACTGCGGTGGCGACCGAGGGTTCTGCCAACTCCGGCTTCTTCTTCGCTCCGGCGATGGGTGGCCCGACCGCGCAGAACGCGCAGGGCCAGCTTTCGGTCTGGGGCATCCCGGTCTACCGCGAGTCCGAGTACCTGACTGGTGCCGACGACATGATCGTCGGTGAGTTCTCCGCGCTGAAGGTCTACTTCGGCGACGGTCCTCGCTTCGACTCCAGTGACATCGCTGGCGACCGCTGGGACAAGAACCTGGTCGGCTTCCGCGGTGAGCTTGAGATGGCGTTCGACGCGCGTCCTGCCGTCTACGCAGGCGCGCTGCAGATTGTCCTCGACATCACCGAGTGATCGGTGGCCTTGCCGTGGGCACTCACGGCACGCCTGGCCCCACGTCACGGGGCCACTACCCAAACCCGCAACAGGGAAGTGCCTCCCTTGACCACCGACATCCAGTGGAAGTACCGCGAGGACTCGTCCGACCTCTCGGTCATCAACTCCACGATGCTCCACGACGAGTACGGACTGAAGGACTTGCCGCCGCTCTCGGGCTGGGCGCTCGACATCGGTGCCCACATCGGCTCGGTGACCGTCCCGCTGGCGCTCGACCATCCCGACCTTCGGATCATCGCCGTCGAGGCGCTGAGCGACAACGTCGAAGTGCTGCGCGAGAACGTGGCGAACAACGACCTGACCGACCGCGTCATCGTGAAGCACGCGGCCATCGCCGCAGAGAACGGGTTCACCGAGGTCTGGTCGCACTTCAAGAAGATCGAGGGCGTGGCGGACCCGTTCCTCTACGACAACCGCTTCATCGGCAATATCTACAACAAGCCCGGCAAACACCCCGAAGCCGAGTTCCACCGCGAGACGGTCGAAGGCATCACGCTCTCGACGCTGCTGGAGGACTACGACATCCTCGACGTGGTCTTCACCAAGACCGACTGTGAGGGCGGCGAATGGGCGCTGCTGGAAGACCCTGCCGTCGCGGCGCTGCACTACATCGTTGGCGAGTACCACGACCGCACCGAGAACGACCTCTTCGAGACGCTGCACCTGACGCACGACGTCACGACGTTCCCGGCGGCAGAAGAGCACGACGGCGGCATCGGCCTGTTCTGGGCGGTGGCGCGATGAACGTGCTGCTGCTGCTGGCCCACTCCATCGAGGAGTACGACCAGCTCAGGCTGTTCCACGAGCTTGGCTATAACGTCGCCAGCATCGGCGGCTACATCGACCCGGCGAACCCACATGACGACAAGCGCCCTGCTCTCCCACAGGTACCGAAGGTGGATGTCGTCTATGACGCCGTCCAGGAAGTGGCGGCGACGCCCGAGCGACCAGACCGGCTCTGGAACGCCAAGGACGACCTCCCCGACGCCATTGTCGCGTGGGCCGACGTCATCATCGTCCACCACGTCGAGTGGCGCTGGATCGTAGGCAACTGGGACAAGATCAGGGACAAGCGAGTCATCTGGCGGACGGTAGGCCAGTCGAGCCACGCGAACGAAGCGCGGATGCGCCGCTATCGCGACGACGGGCTCCAGGTCGTGCGCTACTCGCCCAAGGAACAGAACCTTCCCAACTACGTCGGCCACGACGCCATCATCCGGTTCTGGAAGGACCCCGACGAGTGGAACGGCTGGACCGGCGAGAACACCGTCGTCACGAACGTCACGCAGAACATGACCGAGCGGCCCGGCTTCTGCGGCTACGAGTACTACCGCGTCGCCACTGACGGGCTGCCGACGGCGCCCGGTGGGCCGGGCTCCGAGAACCTCCCCGGCGGGCTCGGCGCGTTGACGCTCGACGAGATGAAGGCGCTGCTGCGGCAGACCCGCGCCTACCTGTACACCGGCACCGTTCCGGCGTCGTATACCCTCGGGTATATAGAGGCGGGCATGACGGGCATCCCGATGGTCAGCATCGGCCCGCGCTACTTCGGCAGCGTCGCGCCGCACCTCGGCTACGTCGACCAACTCTTCGAGGGACACGAGTTCGCGTGGAAGTGGTCTGAGAGCCCGCAGGACGCACGGAGAGCGCTGCAAAGCCTGCTGGACGACAAACCACTAGCAGACGACGCCAGCGCATGGCAGCGGGCGACCATGCTCGCCAACTTCGGCAGGAAGAAGGTCGGCGCCGATTGGCTCGACTTCCTCGGTGCGCCGACGTATCGCTGCTGCCCACCCGGCGAGGAGGTCCACGCATGAAGGTGCTGTTGGACTTCCACCACCACGCACTCGCCGAGTCCTACGCCCTGACGCTGGCCGACCGCTTCGGCTGGGACCTCTGGTTCCCGTGGGGCATGGGCTGGTTCGACCAGGGCATCTGGCAGTTCGAGAAGGAGTGGCACGGCGACCGTGTCGCGCGCCAGTACCTCGAGGGCATCTGGGCCGACGCCGAGACGGGCTGCTGCACCGCACACCTCAAGGACCCGCGCCATCCCGACCGTCACCTCAAGGGCGTCTCGTTGCACGCCGCTCGCGACTGGGACTGGGACCTCGTCATCAGTTCGCTACCGGCGAACGACGAGGGTTACGCGCACTTCGCCGACACGCACGGCGCCACCTTCGGCGTACAGGTCGGCAACGACTTGCAGTACAGCCGCTGGGACCTTGCGCAGTTCATCTGGTCATCGTCCACGCTCCCCGGCTTCGGCCCCGAGCACATCGGCAAACGGTTCACGTTCAACGGCACGCCGACCGTGATGACGCACCAGGAGTTCAGCCTGGACATCTTCCACGACCGGCCACCGATGGTCGGCAACGTCGTGGCGTCGTTCGTCAACTGCTTCTGCGAAGGACCGTCGTACCCGCACTTCAAGGCGTTCGCGAAGCGCCACAGCGACGAGTTCGACTTCCGCGTCTACGGCGCGTATGGCTCATGCGAGGAAGACGAGTTCGCAGCAGGCGACCTCTCGTGGGTGCCTGACATCGCTGACGCGATGGCGAACGCGCGCATCGGCTGGCACACGAAGCACTGGTCCGATGGCTTCGGGCACACGATCCACAATTGGTTCGCGCTCGGGCGGCCCATCGTCGGCTTCCAGCGGTACTACCAGGACAAGCTCGCTGGCGTCCTGTGGGACGAAGGCAAGACGGCGTTCGACATCGAGCGACTCAGCGAAGCGGAACTCGTGGACCTGTTGCGCAGGCTGCGCGACGACGACGACTGGTATCAGCGGCTGTGCGAGCAGGCGGCCTGGCGCTTCCACGAGTACGTGGACTTCGACGCCGAAGCGGCGCTCGTCAAGTCGCTCATCGAGGACGTGGCATGAAGCTCCTCTGGTTCGGCGACATGGCCGCCACGGGCTTCGGCTCGGTGACCACCGACATCGGGCGCGAGCTGCTCAACCTCGGCGTGGATGTCCGCTTCGCCAGCCAGAACGACCTCGGCACCATCCCGCCCGAGCCGTTCGGCAGCCGCACGCTCGACCTCGCCTACTACGCGGCGAACTGGGACCACTCCAAGGGCAGGGTCGGCGTCACCGGCGTGCAGGACTTCGTCTCAGCGCTCATCGAGGGCACGTCCGACTCGTGTCTCGCGACCGGCGAGGCGTGGGGCGACTGGAAGCCCGACGCCTGCGTGCTGCTCGGCGACTTCACCGCTGCACGCCTGCTCATCAGCCGCTTCACCGAGGCGTTCGGCAAGGTGCCGACGTACCACTACTGCCCCATCGAGGGCACGGACCTCCCGCCGAAGTGGGGCGAACTCTGGCGCATCATCAAGCCCATCGCCATGTCGGAGTTCGGCGTCGCGCAGATCGAGAAGGTGACCGGCACCAAGCCGCCGCTCGCGTACCACGGCGTCAACGCCGACGAGTTCTACCCGCCGAGCCCCAACCGTCCGCTGCGCGTGCCGCAGAACGGCGAACAGGGCGCCCCGACGGTCAAGCTCGCGAGCCGTGACGCCTGCCGGCGGTTCTTCGGCGGTGACCCGTCCGATACGTGGGTGCTGCGCACCGACCGCAACATGCCGCGCAAGCGCTACGGCGCGCTGCTCCGGGCCATGACCCCGGTGCTGGAGCGACACCCCGAGGTCAAGCTCGTCATCCACGCCAACATCTTCGACCAGGGCGGCTACCTTCCAGACTCCGTCTCGAAGATGCCGAAGCACGTCCAGCAACAGGTGTTGCTGACGCAACTCGGGCCGGTCCCGCGCCCGGTGCTCAATGCGCTCTATGCGGCATCCGACCTGTACGCCACCACGAGCGCCGAGGGCTTCGGGCTCTGCATCGCGGAAGCCCTGATGTGCGGCATCCCGGCAGTCGGGATCGACTACAGCGCGGTTCCCGAGGTCATCGGACCAGCCGGGACCGTGGTGCCCATCGCCTACGAATACGACAACGAGTACGACCACAAGTGGGCGACGCCCGACGAGGACGCCTTCGCCGATGCCGTGGAGTACCTCGTCTCCCATCCATCGAAGCGGCGCGCACTCGGGGCCGAAGGTCCCAAGCACGTCGCCAAGTCCTTCCGCTGGTCGGAAGCCGCCCGAGTCATCGCTGAAGTGTGCGAGACGAGTGAGGCCATCGCAGCATGAACCAGTTCATCACCGCAGCCGATGTCCGCACGTTCGCCAACGTCAGCGGCACCAGCGGGCGCTACAGCGACGGGGCCATCGGCTCCAACATCCTGACCGCGCAGCACTTCATCGAACGCGAGACGAAGCGCGAGTTCGCGAAGTCGAGCGGCACCAAGACCTACACCACCGAGGGCCGTGCTCAACTCGCGGTCGCCGACTTCCGCAGCGTCAACAGCATCGAGTGGGACGGCACCGCGCTCGTCGATGGCGAGACGTACTGGAAGCTGCCGGACGCCAAGCACTCCGGCGTGTACACCGCGATCCAGTTGCGCGTGTTCCAGCGCGAGGGCAAGTGGTACTACAGCAACCCCGAGTGGTGGGACCGCGGCCTCGACCTTCCGCGCTCCGGTGGCGGCTCCGAGCCGAACGACCTCGTCATCGACGCCGAGTGGGGCTGGGACCCGCTGCCCTACGACGTGCTGCACGCGGTCAAGGTGCTCGCTGCGTGGTACATGAAGCGCGGCGACGCGGTGCTCGCCAATGCCGTGCAGGGACCCGACGGCGCAAGGGCGACGAGGAACTGCAACGCCGCCTGACCGCGCTGCGCACCGGCAAGGCGGACAGGAAGATACTCGGCCAGTGGGCGGCGCTGGGTGTCCGCTTCGCCAAGCAGAAGGTACGGCGCAAGACCGGCAACCTCGGGCGCACCATCCGCATCGACTCGGTCGATGTCGCCCGCCAGCGCGCAAGCATCATGGCCGGTGGTTCGCGCAACGTCGGCTACGCCGCGTATGTCGAGTTCGGCACCCGCAGCCACATCATCGTGCCACGGCGAGCCAAGGTGCTCGCGTGGGGCGGCAGTCGGCGACTCAGCGGAAACCTTCGCAGCGGCGCGGGCGCCACCAGGTTCGCTCGCCGCGTCAAGCATCCCGGCTCCAAGCCGTATCCCTACCTCGAACCCGGCGCGAAGCAGGCGCTCAAGGAAGTGCCACTCGCCAGAGCCGTCATCACGACATGGAACGAGGCCGCATAGATGGCAGTCCTTGACGACCTACGGAGCGCCGCCAAGACGGCACTCGACAACACCGCGTCGCTCGTGGAGCGGCACACCGCGCGCCCGGCCAACATCGGGTCG